TGCCTGTACAACTCTTGCATAAAGTTTTGGATTAGAAGGTTCTGATCCACCGCTTCTAGGCTTAATAAAATCTCCATAGTTAGGCTTTTTTGCTTTTTCCATTTCATCTTCCATTTCTTCTGATTTTCCAACTGGAACGCAATTAGGAACCATGCGGCCACCCTTATCTTTCATTCCACGCTGAGTATATCCAACCCAACATTTCTTTTCAATGTTACTCCATTTATCCATATCTTCGTCATCTGAATAATAATCTTCTGATTTACCAATTGATGAATCGTACATTGCCATTGCAACTTCTGAATCCATGTTGTGATTATTTATATCTGCAACCTTTGCATCCATATACATCATTCCAATACTGTAAGCAGTTGGTTCCCACTTACCATCTTCTTCTTTATAAATTCTAACAGACATTGCTGGGTTTTCTGGTGGCATTGACTCAAGTGCATACTCTGATCCAGGGGTACCTAGTGTTCCGCCTTCAATCATAATATGCTCTACAACTCCGTGGACCATGCCTTCAGAGGTAGACCCCATGACAAAATCGCCTTCTTTAATATGGTTCAAGATAAACCTCCTAGTTTATACATTGATTATATCAGATTTTACTTCTTTAAAAGTCTTTTGACCTCTTCTAGTGCCCAGTTTTCTTCTAGGGTCAACTTAGAAAGGGCTTCCTTATCAAGACCTTTTTCAGATACGGTGACCAGGGGATCTTCTAACAAAAAGTCAATATTTACATAACCCTTTTCCCATAGGTTTAATAGTTCTTTGTTTACTTGCCTAATGTGATCTTCATAAATCCCTGGCATTATTTCTTTCATCTTAGGGGTTATCGTGTACAGAAGTTCTCCATTTAAACTATCAACCCCAGCAACCTCAAGGGCGCCCTTTAAGATAAGGTGCGTTATGGCATCCTGATCTTTTGGTATCATATCTTTTCCATCAGGATTAAATATCATTTTCAATATCTTTTTCATAAGCAATCAACTCCTCTAACTGCTGCCTTGTCTGTGCACCAGTTACACGGTAAATTTCAGCATTATCTTTAATTAAAACAAACGTAGGAATAGAACGAACTTCAAAGTCTTGTGCCATTTCAATTTCAGAATCAACATCAATAATAAAAAATTTAGCCATAATCTGTTCATGGTTTAATTCTTCTACTATAGGCCTTGTTTGTTTACAAGGATTGCACCAGTCTGCAGTAAAGTATAGGATGTGTTTCATTTTTTAGATTTTAATCTAGCCTTTTTAAGTGCTTCAAAATCCTTTACCTTAGTATCTCCAAGGTATCCCCATGCATATCCATCGTTAATCATCATGTCATTAAGGGATACGGTGTCTCCATTTATGTATACCCAGCCCAAAATGCGACCATACTTTTCAGATGAGTCCATCTTCTCAGTCTTAATTACAACAGACTTGGCATCCTTTAGAGCCTTCTTTAGGTACTCTTTGGCCTCTAGTCCTAGAGCCTTCTCAGCAAGATCCTTTGTACGGGACTCAGGCGTATCAATACCAGCCAGTCTTACACGAGATGCAAATAGAATATCAAACCCTAAATCAATAAGAACGTCAATGGTGTCTCCATCTACAACATTCTCTACTTTTCTAACATAATACTCATACATAATCTTTATCCTTTAATTTATTTTGAACCAGTTTATCTCGTTCGTCTATAACTGTAAGAGCAAAAGACATCATCTTTTTATATCCTTCTGCATCATTCATAATCTTATTATAGTGGTGTCCACAAAACATTAAATCTCCAGATATTCCAGTTACTTTAACAAGTGCTTCTGATGGACAAGAGTCACAACGATCTGTTGCCTTTAATAGCCATTCTTTTTCAACAACTTCTTCTGCAATTGTCATGTTCATAGTATACCGCTACTTTCTGTTATCAGTGGAATAGAACCCACTACCGTTGAATACTGCTGTTACATTAGAGTATACACGTTCCAGTGGCAGAGTGCAAGTTTCACACTCATACCCTGGATCGGTATCCTTAATAGATCTTTGTTTGATTACAACTTCAGAACATTGTCCTGTACATTTGTATTCATAAACTGGCAATTACTTAACCTGATTTCCTTTGCCACCACCAGAAGACTTGCTTACTGCAGACTTCTTAGCAGCATCTGGAGATGTTGCTGCGGCTGGAGTTGATGCTAACTTATTTAGTAGTGGGGCATTTTCTTCACCAGCATAAACTGGACGACCCCAACCAACTACAGCATTGAGTAACTTCTTCTTGTTATTCTTTACATAACCACGAGTTTTCTCAACGCACATTCCTCCATTGCGCTGATCCCCCTTTGCAGTTCCTGAAGTATTTCCTTCAATAACTTGAATAGTTCCATCTCCATTGTTCTTAATGCAAAGACCAACATGTGAAATACGATTTACACCATCATCTGGAAAATCAAAATAAATCCAGTCTCCTGCTTGTGGATCATCATTACGTGCATCTGACCAACGGCCTTCTTTTTTAAACTGATCTGATGCTGCTACTGTTGATGCAGACTTTGGAAACTTTGCTACCCCCGCAGTAAATGCACACCAAGAAACGAACGACTGGCACCATGGTTGGAAGTTTACCTTCATCCATGCACCGTATTTTGTTTCGTTATCTTTAGGACCTTCAATGGTTCCTAACTCTTTCTTTGCAACCTCAATGATTGCTTCTAGACTACCTTTTGCTGCCATTTTTATCTCCTAATATTAAGGGGCAGTTTAAAGACATGCCTAGGTCTCTTATATAATTATAGCCTATATACTACTTTTTAGCAAGTTTGATTTCAATAGTCTTTGGCTTTTTATCTTCAGGAATAATACGATCTACATTAATATGTAGCATACCATCCTTCATTTCTGCACCAGTTACTTCCATGTATTCTCCAAGAGCAAATGATCGTACAAATTTACGACCAGCAATACCCTTGTGAACAACCTCAGCATCTATTACTTCTACAATTTCACCCTTAATAATGAGAGTTCCATTGTCTACTGAGATATTAATATCTTCCTTAGAAAATCCAGCAATAGCCAAAGAAATTCTATATGTATCTTCATCTAGTTTGAGAAGATCATATGGAGGATATGTCTGTGAGTTTGTTTTATGTGCGGTATTTAAGCGGCCTAACTCTCTGTTAAAGCCAATAAAAAAAGGATCATTGAATAGATCCATTGTATATGTAGTGTTAACCATTTTATTCCCCTTTCAAGCGAATAAGTTATGTACCCCCAATCGGCAGGTACATGTATATTATAGCAAACATTTGGAGCGGAAGACGAGATTTGAACTCGCAACATCTACCTTGGCAAGGTAGTACTCTGCCATTGAGTTACTTCCGCATTGCTGGTCTGGCAGGGATCGATCCTGCGACATCCGAATTAACAGTTCGGCACTCTACCATCTGAGTTACAGACCAAAACCGACTAACCTAAAAGACTAACAAGCCTATCAGTAGTTGTGCTTCTTCCCTTTGCTGACTTAGAAATAGACTTCATGTAGTCATAAGTTGGTTGATATGCACCCTTGTAATTTTTAGCCCAGTATGCAGAAAATGCTACTGTTGAAGCAGAAGTTCCTCTAAAGTTTTTGTTGTTAATATTAAACACTTCAAGGAAATAAAAATCAACCTCTGGAGCAGCATTTGAGAATGGAGACATAGCATTATCTTCTGTGGCTCCACCAAGTGCAACTGCTTGCGTAATACATGCTGGGAAGTCAATTCTCTTGTAATCTCGATTATTGCCAGCAGCAAACATTGTCGCAACATTAAGTGCTAGTAACTTGTCAATGTTTCCAACAAGTCCAGCATGTGTTGCATTTGTTGGGCAATACTTTAGCCCTGTTCCAAGAATATGACTACCCATTGATGCAGAAACAGATACAATGTTGTACTTTTCTTTGTTTGTAATTGTCCAAGCAAGAGCCTTTTCTATGTCAAAAACATTGTAGGTGTCTCTACTGCCATCGCTTTTCATACCAACAATGCGTATAAAAATAATATTGACATCTGGATTTACTTTATTAGCAATCAAAGTCATATAGGTTCCGTGCTCAAACCCTTTAACTAATGCCTGTGAAGATGGAAGAGTTGCTGCTCCAACACCTTCTTGAAACTTAGTTCCATTAGGACAAAGCATACGATCAAGAATACAAACCTCTTGTACTAACTTTGCCTTTACTTGTGGAATAGATGAGTCAATTGCTGTATCAATAATAACAATTGACTTGCTTGGTTCTGCATGTACTGGTTGTAGGAATACTAAACTTAATACCGCTACAAGTCCCACCGCTACTTTTTTCATTATTTCTCCCTGTTAGTTTTCTTTGATTTTAATTACTACTTGGCAAGGGTCTCCGCCCTCTTCCCATTCTTGTTGCTCTTCTTCATTCATATAGGGATCACCCTCATGAGTATTACAGAACGGTTCAGTTACCCATCCCCGTTCAATTCCGTTTTCAAGCCAAATCTCAAACTCTCTATAGTCGGAGTCTTTGTCTTGCATATTATTTAAAATTTCTTCCCACTCTTCTGACATATTATAAGTATACTCCTAAAGGCTTACTACGTCAACTGGCCCCATGCATGATGGGTTAAATTTAATTGCAGCATTTACTGCTTGCATTACTCTATTCCTTGCATTTTTTTGTTTATCTGTTGCATATAAAACTCCATATGCATACTCTGCTCCAGAACCCATAGCCAAATATGGCAGGGTATATTTAGATAAAGACATATCTGCAGAACTATGTTCATAGATCTGTCCACGAACACAGATAATTAAACCAAGATCTCCATCTTTAGATGTGTCTACCCAGAACTCATTATAGAATTCTTTTAGTTCTTTAACAAACTTGGTTTGCATAAACCTATCTGTATCTTTAATGTTAGGTGCAGTTGGTTTAAAGTTATAACGGATTCTTTCTCCGTCCATTGCTCCAGCATATCCAATAAGATATGGACCTATCTTCCAAACCTTTGGTGCTTCAAGTGCTAGAATGGTTCCATCATCTGATGCTCCACGATCCCCAGCCATATAAACTTTATCTTCATGGCGAACAACAGCGATGCAAGTCATGACAAACCCCTCCCAGATTAGGTACATTTAAGTATACCATTGCCCCAGGAGGGGTGTCAAGCAAGGTCTAAATTATG